TGCTTCTAGAGGGCGTACATGTACCTACTAGATCGGCCGGGACGCTGGGCTTTCATCCGTGCGACGGACTCATCCCATGAACGTTCGTTGAAGGCTTTACTCGGCTTATACCGATATGCGTCATCATCGACTTTCGTCTGCTTTAGGTCTAGACCGTTCAGCAAATCAATGACGTGTTGCATTTCGAACCAAGCGTAACCGTCTTGATTATCGTTCTGGTAGTCTCTTAACCTCTCGATATAGATACGATTGCGCACCAACTTGTCTTTAGAAAAGAATTCACGTTGAACTCTTTCGGGAGTCAAGACCTTCTCCCACGTCTCCTCCAGGTCACGCGTAGGCTTCATGTGATTCCAGTAGTGCCCGAGGAAATACGGGTAAGCTTTAGTCACACGACGCACTTTACTCTTCTCAACATTGACGGTTATGCCAAGTTCACCAATAGCACCAATTACATCAAGTAGATTTGGCTTGGAATCAGCCACACCCACTACGCTATCATCACCTAACACATGGTAACGGGAAACCCTTGTGCCAGAACGCAGTCGCCAGTACTCGATGCAAATACAGTTAACGATACTACCGATTAGTTGAGTGAACATGCTCCCACTTGGTACACCATGCCTTTTTCCAATGACTAGGTCGCCAGACGGGAGTAGAACGGGACAAGTAGTGAAATACGTCTTCACCTTCGCCCAGTCCTGCTCATCAAGAGTCGACATCTCAAAGCAGTTAGCTACAATGTCAAACGCTGCATCAATTAACCGTGGGGAAATAGAGCCATCAAAACCAGAATAATCTAGTTCAATCAGGTACTCACTCTTCCAACACAGTTCATTGACTTCACCGGCAAGTTGTGGATATGTCCTACCCCCAACATAAGGATTATGGTGGTACATCACCTCACGTTGGTACGGCTCAAAGAACCGACTTTCCAGCAATGTCATTGCCATGGGATAAGCAAAGACAGGTCTCACCACCTCTTCATTCTTACCACGGTGGAATATTGCAGCTGGGGGTGGAGCCTCTCCGCGACGAATCCTCCGAGCACGTTTAAGCTCTTCAGGATACACCTCACCCTTCTTTGCGAAGGTCGGGGCGCCCGCGTTAGTGTTTGGCTTGTACACTACTTTCTCCAGGTCCATTGCAGTGAGTTTCCCCACATAGAAAGCACGCCTTACACGAGAGACCGCGGCATGTAGGAGTCGGCCATCAAATCTTTCCTCCGGTTTAGTGAAGTACTTAATCAACGGCTTAGCCAACATGTCTGGTTCATACCTACTACGGGCAACCAACGATCGAGGTACACTTGCACCCGTACTCCGAGCGATGGCTTCCAGATCCCGAAGGATAACACTACCCGTAGGCCTGACGGCTGCCTGATGGAAACGGTCTTTCGCTTCTTCTGTCTCAAAGCGATAAGGAACAACCCGGTACACCGTTGTCCGTAGCCACTCATAGAACTCAGTTAGCATGGACAGCTCCTTAGACCGATTTAACGGCATCAGTTTACTCTCAGTAACCTCGAGAGCGTACAGGACGGTTT